GACTGGGTTTAGAGTTCCTGAAGATGGCACATATACCCCAGATTCTTTAGAGTCTCTATATAAAAATAAGGAGCTTGATAAAGAACAATATAGGACCTACATAATGTCTAGAATATATGGTCCTCTAAGAAAGATTAGCAGACTCCCACAACAGGAGATTAGATAATGGTAAGTGATATTGCACTCGCAGGACTAACAAAGTCCATGGATGCTTTGACCAGTCAGATAAAGACAGCTATGGACTTTGCTGATAAGGCTCAAAAAGCTTCCTTGGCATTGGGACAGACCTACGATACCACTAAAGATCAGCTTGGTGGGACAATGCAGGGTCTCCGAGGGGATATCAACCAGAGGTTTGGTGCTGCTATCGCAGGATTAGAATCTGGTTTACAGGGGAACACCGCAGGAGTCGCTAGACTTATTAACCAGCAACAACTTACGGGAACCGCCTTTGGTAAAACCGCGACGGCGTTTGCTGGATTAGAGTCTTCTTTACAGATTTCTAGAGATCAGACAAATAGGCTGTCTAATAGTCTGGTTGATACAGGGGCTGAATGGCAGATCAGCACAGACAAGCTCGTAGACGCAATTGATTCGCTTAAGGAAACATTCCCTGCTCAAGCTCTAGCGGGCATGGGTGATAAAGTTATGGGCGCAGTCGCTGGCTTACAAGGTGAGCTAGGTCCTCAGCTTGCTGGACCATTACAGAGCGTCATGAAGATGGTAATGGACACCAGTATGGATGGGTATGAGCGTCTTACCAAGCTAGGAATTGGAGATGTGCGGGAGCGATTGTCTGCGGCAAAAAGCTCTGCTGAAGCACAGCAGATCCTTAAGGACGCATTCGTAACTGCTTCAGATAACTTTAAATCAGTGGCAGGAGATGCAAGCCAGGGATTCTTTCAGATTGGGGTAGCTTCGGAGATCTTCGGAAGCCAAGCCATACAGCTTACAACTGTTGCAGACAATTTAGGACAGAGAGTAAAGGAAGAAGGTGACCAAGCAGTGGACTTCGGCATGACCTTGGCAAACCTCAAAGCGGAGATTCTTGTGCCATTCCAAGAGGGTTTAACTAACATGTATCCATTCTTGGTAAAGCTTGCTGATGTTATTTCGGGGGTTGCAAATACTATAGGACAGCGGTTCAAGGCGTTCACTGATGGTCTTGGAGATGGTGACGAGGCTCTAAAAAATCTACAATTAGGAATCATTGATTTTGCTATTAATGCCATGGGCAGACTCAGGGGAACATTTGCCTTTGCTGAAGAAATAATAACAAAGGGCGTCCCCATGCTAGTTGATAAACTACAGGGAGCTTTCTTTGAAGTGTTCAGAGAAGGCGGCATCATTGACAAGGTTAAGGCGGGATTCTACAGGTTCTCAGAAGTTCTTCACGATGCCATGCAGTTTGTATTATTTGGTGATGCCGACACCGCTGCGAAGGAGAGAGAAGCAGAAGCTAAGAAACTAGCCGATGCCTTAGAACGCAAAATTAAAGCCAATGAGGGCATGACTTATGAGGCCATGAAAAAAGCTCTAGAAGAAAAAGGAGGCGAGGAGGGAACAACTAGTCCTCTTGGTAAGTTGTTAGCCGATGCTAAAAAAAGCATGGATTTTGCTGCAAAGAATGATCCTACTGTGAAAGCTTTGGAAGAGGCTAGACTAGCTATTGAAGAGGGTAATGGGTTTGGTAGAAAACGAAATGAAGAATTAGATCGCCTAAACGAAACTCAAGATGAAATAAACAGAAAAACTCCTGAGATAGAAACCTCCCCACAATTTTTAGACGAGACAGCGAACATGCTAGGTAGAAGTATTGAAGGCATCCTGGGTGTTGGGCGAGATACAACTGCCGCTGAGATGCTAGAAGAACTTAGGGTTGCTAATGAGCAAAGGTCCGCTCAACAGAATCAACCTAATGAAGGAATGACTAATACAGGATCATGACAAACAGACACATAGTAGACAGGCATTTGCCTGAGAGAACTAAGTTAATGTTCTATTTCCCAATGCCAACAGCGGGGGATAGTTACTACACTGTGGAGATGCCTTTCTTTGAAAACGTGACCATAAAGGAATCTAAAAAAGCACGTTATCAAAAGTATTCTCTCATTTCCAGGTCCAGTAACTTGTACAGTTACCTTGGAGCGGATTCTAGAGTGCTAAACCTGACCTTCAACATAAGCCTTCCTCACCTTCTTGAGGAGCATCCTGGTATTAACTTAGATAAGTATGTAAGTTATATGCAGGACAAGGATAACGAAGAATTAGAAAAACAAAAGTTCAAGGAGCCATATAAGCAGCAATCCATCCCAGAAGGGATGGCCTTTAGACTCGGAACTGATTATACTCAAAAGTTAGCTCCTGATTCAGCAAAGCAAGTAATCAATAGCCTTACAGCTTCAGGCACGGGAGTTACCCTTGAAGAGAAAGCTAGGCTTGCCGCAAGATATAATTTACAAGGTTTAATTGGTCAAGATATTTCAAATCAGTATCTAGAAAACCAAGTAAAAACAAATCCTCAAGGGGGAGTATTTAATCTTATTGGGGCTCAGGCAAATCTTTTTCAAGCTACAGCAGGGTATCAACAAGATCAACAAGTAAAGTTTAGAATTATTGATATAATTATTTATTGGACAAACATTATTAGATCTAGTGTGGTAAACTACTCTAAAAACCCAATCTATGGACCTCCTATCATAAGATTGAATCATGGAATATTGTATCAAAATATTCCCTGTATTTGTACCAATTATTCCATTGATTATAATGAAGCAGCAGGGTATGACATTGATACATTACTTCCTAGACAGTTAAAAGTTAACCTGAAACTAGAAGAAATCAGAACGGGTGATTTTGGTGAATTTGCTCCTAAAGGAAACCCAATTGAACGCGACAACTTGGCTGGTTGGGAAGCCGTTGTTCTAGGGGAAACTAACAGCATGGATCCAGGGTATTAATATGGCAAAGCAAGATAAAGGACCATACAGTCTTGATGAAGTGCGTGTTCAGCATAAGAATATAACTACTAATACCATCGTAAATGCGGAAAAGTTTGATACTTTACTGGCTAACTTAGACACCGCGTTTGAGTATGAAGTGGGCTACATTCCAGCAGGCTACGAGCATAGACCTGATTTAATTTCTAATCTATTTTACGGATCTCCAAAAAACTGGTGGCTCTTAATGTTAGTTAATAGTATAGAAGATCCATTTGAAGGTTTTAACGTAGGAGACGCAATTCTGATCCCTAAGATTCAATGAAGATACCTACAGCGAATATAGTGGTAGCCTTTAACAAGGAAACCATGGAAAGACTCTTCTCATCGGGAGCCACCTACAAGAGTTTGGTAGCTGAGTTATCTGATGGTAACGAGGATGCTTTACTATTCAATAATGTTGCTAATCCCAATTTTATCTCGTTTGAGCACTCTCTAGGATTGGGTGGTGGGATGAAGATGGTTCTCACCTTTATTGATCCTAAAGGAGAGTTTGAATCTAGATTCGTTACTACTACTAATCCAGCAAAGATAATTAAAGAATTTTCTAATCCAGAAGCTCAAAGCACAAAGTCTTTTATTACAGATAAACCTGACGATGTAAAGCAAAGCCAGGAGGAGTATTCTAAAGAGTATGTGGCTCAGTATAAAGCTGAGTTAGAAAAAAGCGTAGGCCAAAGAGAGATTTATGTGGCTTATGGAACAGGAAATAATTTGGATCTTTGGTCAGGCCCTCATAGGACAATACTAACTAATGCCAATATTGATGTAAAAGGGGCTAGAAAGATAACAATTACACTAACTCCAACCGCAAACGCTCTTGATATTGGACAGAGAAGAGGATCTTATAACGAAATAGTTAATTTAAATCTTCAAGGGTTAAAAGTTAGATACGCAGGTGAATCTCAAGAAGTAAAATTTTTAGATAATATAGCATATGACCCTACAGAATACCTGGATATCCCAGATAAAAATAAAATTACAACATATAGAGACGAAACACAAGAAGCTCTAGTTGCGGCTGGCTTTTCAGAACTGTCTAGTAAGTTAGAGAGATTTGATTTTCATACAATAATTGTTGACGCCATACGCAGTTATGTTCAAAAAGCCACGGGTAACAAAAATGTAATTGTGTTACTTCCTAATATAAATTTGATCTGTCGTCAAGCAATTAATGACGAAGCTAGAAAATATGATTTGATTCAATCAGCGGTGGATGCGGGTGCTCCTGCGGCTTCTAACTTGGTTAGTAAAGTTCCTGTGTTTGGTGGATTTTTATCTGATAGAGTTAATGATTTACATGCTCAATCACAAACTACTCTAGGTAAAGAAGAAATGTTCCTTGAGGGAACTCTAAAGTCTTTTGGACTTAGGCTTCATACGGCAGATAAAGGAAAAGCAGAAAAACTACAAAAGCAAGCAGACCCAAATGGAATGCTCGCAGCACAAGCTGCTCATGAGCGTCACCCCGTCTCAAAGGATGCAGTTCAAAGCTTTTATGAAAAAAGGTATTTTACTGCTGTAATTGATAAAACTGATAGACAAGTCCCCGACCATACGGGAGTTTTAAAGACTATTTTTGATAAGATAAAAGCACTATCACAAGAGTCCTATAAAATGTCTAGTTTAGCGATCATGAATGAAACTGACATTAATGTGTTAAAAGCTTGGGGATCAAAAAGTGATAAAAACCCTTGGAGTAAATTTTACACTTTAGCAGGGTACGATGAATTTACTGAAAACAGTTCTGCTATTATTGTAGGAGACTTAGCTTTAATCAAAGAGTATCTATACGGTGGAGTTGATTTAGATCAAAAAGCAGCAAACATAAATCAACTTAAGAGCAAAGCAAAACAAGTAAAAGAAGAAAATAAAGAAGGAGAAGAAGAGGGGCCAACATCAGTGGACTATTTGATCTCAGCAGCCTCTCAAGTCCCCCTTCATCCATTAGATAAAATTTTATTAGATAAAAAAGAGTACAATAAAAATATAAGGGAAATAGTAAATCCTGTTTTAAAGGGTGTTGGTGCTTTTGGAGATATCTCCTACTTACCAGATGATTTTGCTTATCAGGACGCATCTTTTACTGATGAGGAAAAACAGTATATTGACGAAAATGGTATTCCTACTTTTAGGTACAATACTCAAAATCCAAACATACTAGACATGAAGTTCAAGTTTGGAGGCGTGTATTTCGCCGCTTTGAAAACTTTAGGATATCAAAAAGAGATCAAACGTCTAACGTCCGCAGTAGCTGAGGGGGTTCTTCCTACAGGTATTGGAACTTTTCCTATTAGAAGTAGAGGAGCAGCCATAGCTTACATGCTGACTAAGGCCTCTTCCATGGGCCTTGGAGATGACAACAAAAAACAAATTATCAACTCATTAGCTGCAAAGATCTCCCCAGAACTAGCAAAGGAAATGGAAGTTGATTCTTCTGAAGCTGCGGCAGATAGTATTGCGGCACTCCTTGAAGATGAGGAGAAGACTAACTTGAAAGGACTAATATTAGTAGATCAAGAGCTCCCAGGGAATCCAAATAGTATTTTAGCAGATCTTAGTGAAGATGTATATCGCAAAGCTTTACAAATGAGCATCACCACTCTACCTACTTTTCATATTTCAAGACCAGCTTCAATAAGTAGTCCATGTATTGTTTTTGCCCAAGACCAACCAATCACTCAATCTGTTCGTCTAGAGAGAAATCTTATGAACAAGTTTTTTAGTGGGCTCTATAAAATAATGGGATTCAAACATACAATCACAACTAGCGCCGCATCATCAGAGTTTAAGCTGGTAAAAAATGCGCCAGATTTTAAAGTAGAGGAATAAAATGCAAGAGTATAGAAATGAAGGAGCAATCTCCTTAGCTGAAGTAAGGAGTAGGGTAGACCCAGGTAGGAGCGGTGCATTCAGGGCTAAGGTGGACGCTGAAGGCAATGATGAGCAGACTGTGTACTATGTCAGCCCTTATGGATCAAATGGTGAGGGTGCATTCGTAGCGGTTCCTGAGGTTGGAACGCAAGTGTTGGTTTGTAAGCCCACTGGATCTACTAGTTGGTATTACATGGGAACAACCTTCTCTTCTGAGCCCAAGGGGGTTGTAGGGGGTAGGATTAAGGACGCATCCCTAATGCCTTTAGAGCGTGTAGACCCAGAGATGTATAAGGCTCGGAGTGTTCCACTGAAGTATGTATTCAAGAGTCCTTTTGGGGCGGGTATAACTTTAAGTGATGAGTACAATCCAGAATACTTCAATAGAAAAACAGAAATTACTTCAACACAAAACAAAAAAATCATGTTACATGATGGTCCTGCAATAGACTCCATCACAATTGATAGCGGGAATGGAAGTAAAATAACTCTTACTGATGATCCTCAAACAGGCACCATAGCATCACGCGCTATTGAGGTAGATTCTGTAGGTCCACAAAAGTATATTTGTAGAGAGTCCCAAACCGACATTGTAGTCGGTGCTGCTGGCAGAGAGCTACAACTTATTAACAATGCTAATGGAGTTCCCTACGGAGATACTAATGTTAACTCTGGAAATGTTAATATTCAGAGTAAATGGAAAGACATCAATGTTTTTACTCAAGCAGAGCAGGGTAGGATATTTATTGAGTGCTTAGATGAGGCTGGAGCCAATCAGCAGATAGTTATAGAAACTAACGGAACTGGTGGTGGGATCATTGTTAAAACAAAAGGAACCATTAGCATGGAGGCTGCTACCTCAATTAATCTAAACTCTCCAAACGTAAACATATCATGTAGCAAATTTAGTGTAGATGCTGGAGGAAGTGTAGATATTAAGGCTGGAGGAAACGCAAATATTGATGGTAGTCAGATTTATCTTGCGAGTGGTAAAGCCTCCCCAACGCCTGCAACTATAGCAGACGCACAAAGTACCTATAATAATATTGGGGTAACTACATACTAATATGGCTTCATTTGATTTAGAAACATTTGCCAAGGTTCAAGGGCAAACAGGAGCAGGGATCCTTCCATCTTTAGGGATGGCTTTTGGATTGCCTAGTTGTATATTAAATTTGGGAGCACAAGCTTTAAATTTACTTCCCACTTCTGTTCTCGCTAATATTCAGTCAGAGGTTCAGTCTGGAAAGGCTAAAGCCAATGAGGTAACAAAAGAGGTTTTAAAGAAGCTAAGTTTAAACACAGGGATTACGGAGTTTGACACAGAGACAGGAACTTTTAAGTTTCAGTCTGACTCAGCTTGGCTAGGCATTGATAATGATGACAAACAAAAAAAGAGTAATCTAGCTGGCTTACTAGGAGCACTCCAGTACGCATCATCTTTTGGGGCTCAGGTTTATCAAAATGTCATAAGCGCAAAGAATGAAGTTGATGCCATATTAAACTGTCTTGATAAGTTAAATACTATTAATAAATTTCAATCAGGAAACTCTTCTGATGAAAAAGCAGCACTACCCCCAGAACCTGACGGAGCATATGAAGCGGAGAAAGCTAAACTACAAGAGGCAGGAGACTTCATTCAAGCAGCTAATGAAACCATTGCGATAATCAATGACATCTTAGCTGCGCGTGCGGCTGACCCTTCCCTAGAGCCAAAGTTCTTAGACTCAGCAGAGTTAGATCAATTCTTAAACGATACCACGTTTGATAGAACTACATTAGAGGATCCTGGCCTAGAAGATGACGATGTTTTTCGATTAACTTACGGTCCTCCTATTACCACTGACGGCTTGTATGTCCTTACAAACGATGGATTGTACTACGATTCCTACGAAGGTGGATTAGACCCTGTATACTTGGCGATATCTGGAATCGTCCCAGTAGGTGATGCTTGGAAATACGATTACGACCCAAACCTGGGAGGTAAAGGTCAGGCCATTTCGTTGAAAGCACTAGACAAGTTTACTGATAATATCTTTGACCCAAATAAGATTGATGATAGTAGAGGACTTCAGCACTACTATGATCAGGATCATTTCCTGGCCGTTCTAAAACAACAAAGGGATAAGCACGTTTATGATCTTTCTTCAGACCTAACTGGCTTTATTTCAGAGTTTGGTGAAGGCACCTCAATTGTAACTAATCAACGAAACTTGATTATGTCTGAGATTGCCAACCACAACACTAAAATGAACAGAAGAAAGAAACAGATTGAGGTAGCGGTAAAGGCTGGTCAAATCTATGGAGGACTAACTTCACCAGAGTTCCCTCCTGGTGAGATCCCAATCAACGATTTCTCTTATCTACAAAAGTATAACTTGTCTGTAGACTTAGAAAAGCAGAAAGCCCTTGTGTTTCAGCAAGCAGATGTTGATGGTATTGTGCTTCCTCTAGAGACTAAGTTTGTAAAGGCTGCTCAACCCAAACCAGCATCTCTAAGTTTTAATCAATTAAAAGTTCCTACTGTCGGAAAAGGAGGTATCCTATACTCGCCTTCCTCAACTAACGCTGGAACTGTGTTGTCTTTAACGGATCAAGTAGTTGCCGATGGATTGTTTGCCATCTACAACTTCTTGGATACTTCTCTGGAACTGCCATCCTCTATCAACTTCAATGTCACAAACTGTGCTACAGAAAACATGTACAATAACGCACAGCTTGTGGGAACATCAAAGCAATCCATCTTCTTCTCAGGACTAGCCATTCCATACTTGGAGGGTATAGTGAAGAACAAGAGCACAGACCCAGCAGGAGCTTCCGCTCTTGGATCATTCGTCAAGCTGCCAGATACCCCAGAGTTTAGAGATCTAACTTACTCGTCAACAGGATTCACTGTTGAGTGTTGGGCTTATGTTCCAAATATTACAGATGGTGCTTTAGGCTGGGCTAGTGGGTCCTCTCCAGGCACACCTTCCCCATCTTCTTTGACGAAGGTATTGTTTGGGTGTGAGAATACAGGAAATAACCCTAACGTGTCTGCAATTAATCATGTTGGGGAGCTTAGAGATTTAGATTTCTTAAAGAACCAGAGGGGTGGTGAGTTTGTTCGTGGTATGCTTTGCGGGTTCACTAGAGACCGTAGGATAACTCAAGTATCCTCATCCTTTAGTAATAATAATTACGACAATGATCCAGTGTCTTCTTTGAGTTTCTTCATAGCACCAACTCAAGCCAGAGATTCTTCATCGGCTTCGTTCATCAATAACGATGAGTGCCAAGACTATGAGACCTTCTACAAGATGAAAGTAGATTTATCAGCTACTGATTTTGGAAATGTGTCTTCCCAGTTTGTTCTAATTGATATTGCGTGCGAGCCTGAAAAAGATGAAATAAGGATGTACGCTGATGGTTCTCTTGTCGCTACATCATCTATAACTTCTGTATTCGGAGTGGATAAAGGTATTGGCCCATCACTACCTTCATTCAAGAAAGATAACAGTTTCCAATACTCTTCAACAACTGTGGATGGACCTTCGACTGTAAAGCAAGGTCCGCTACTAAACCCCTTCTATACACCTTGGATCGTGGGGGGAGGGTACACTGACGGTATGTACCAACATGGTAATTTCTTGGGAGGAGATCGAGGGGGTGTGGTTAGTGGTCTTCGTGGACACATAGGAAGTTTAAAGTTTTATTCTAGACCTCTAGATACTTCGGAAGTAAAGAAAAACTATGATGCACAGCAAGGGTTTTTCAAAAATATTAAGATCTAATGGCAGCTAATCTTACAACAAATATTTATGGAAAAATACAGGGAAGATATAACATCCAACCTGTAAGAAGCCAGAAGCAGGAAATCTATGGACTCCAGTATCCATTGGGTTCACAGGCTAATGGGGGCATATTTTCTAAGTCTTCTGGAATAAACATGATAAAAAACTCAGTTGAGCAGCTACTTCTAACTGAGCGAGGTGAGAGGGTAATGCTACCTAATTACGGGTGTAATCTTAGGAGATACTTATTTCAACCATTAGACGAATCCACCTTCCAAGGAATTAGAAACGAAATAGAAACATCATTTAGAAACTACATTGTGGGAGCAAGAATCGCCAAGCTTGCTGTGTTCCCTACAGGAGATGCTGGCCCAGCAGGGGGCAACTCCTTACAGGTCATTCTCACATTAAAGTTGAACAAGTCTGACTTGGAAGTATTTGATGTCGGAGTCACTATATCATGAATTTTTCTGGAACAATAAGTTCAGACTTTATGAAGCTGGCTACAATACCAGTTTCTAAGCGTCCATCCTTTATTAATTTTGCAGCTACAGACTTTACCACCTTGCGTCAATCATTGATTGATTACGCCAAAACGGTATATCCAAACGATTATAAGTATTTTGTGGAATCAGATTTAGGTCTAATGTTCCTTGAGCTTACAGCTTACATGGGCGCGGTGATGTCTATGAAGGCAGATATGTTGGCTAATGAAAACTTCTTGGCGACCGCGAAACAGAGATCAAGTGTAAAGAAGCTGCTTGAGCTTATTGGTATTAGCATGAAAGGTCCTCTCTCAGCAGCGTGCGATGCTAAGATAACTTTTCCAGAGTCCATGAATAATACCAGTATAACCCCGCAAAATAGAAATATAAACATAGCTTCTCCACAGGACGGTGGTAATTTAAGTTATACTTTATATAAAGTTGTAAATGGGGTAGCTGATACTGTTAATAAAACAGGATCAATTAGGTTATTTGATTTGGAGTCCGATGATGGTGGGGGCACTGTGTTTACAAACTTTGTGTTACAGGAGGGGGCTTTAGTTAGTGAATCTGGCGAGTTCGCTGCTACAGAAGGGGTCAAGACAATTCAACTTAGCCAAGGGCCTGTTGTTGAGGGTAGTGTCATGGTTTATGTCACTAGCCCTAATCCCGCAACGGAGGGAGCTTACTCAGAGGTTGAGAATGTTTACTTTGCTTCAGGCTCTTCAGACAAGATATTTGAAGTTCTTTATGACGAAGAGTATAACGCCACTGTAGTCTTTGGTGATGGATCAGTGGGCGTATCTCCAGAGGATACAGCCTCTTTTAGAGTCGAGTACCGAGTGGGTGGAGGAACCAGAGGCAATATTGCAAAGGACGTTATAAATGCTTCTATTCAAGTTAGGAAGGGGGCTGATTTTATAAATGGTACTGTAACTAATACGAGCAAGGGTACTGGTGGTGCTAACGCTGAGACTATTGAACACGCAAAAAAGTACGCTCCCCTAAACTTTAGAAGACAAGACCGCTTGGTTACTCTGGAAGATTACTCTGTTTTCGCTAACACTTTTATCAGCACCTTTGGTACTGTTGGAAAGGCCACAGCGGCCACAAGAAAAGCTTATGCATCTGCTAATGTTGTTGATATTTATGTTCTAGAAAAAGCATCAGACTTACAGCTTCAACGAGCCACAACAAATTTTAAAACAGGGCTTTTAGCTGCTGTAAATAAGAAAAGAATGGCAACTGATGATGTTGTTATTGTTGATGGTTTGATTAGAACAATTGACCTTGATGTTACAATATCAATCGACAGGGAAGAAGAGGATGGTCAAGACCAAATTAAAACAAAAGTTAGAGATAAGATTCTAAAGTATATGAATGCTGACAATCGTGATTTCGGTCAAGACTTGAATATTGCTGAATTGAACAGGCAAATATTTGAGGTCGATGAGGTTAGATTTTCTACGATAGACAGTTTGGATCAGGATGTCACAATTGATTTTAATGAAATTATTCAGTTGAATAATCTCACAATCTCAGTAACCTTGTTAGACTGATGGGAGTTAATAAGTATACACCAAAATCTAGAAACTACTACAAAACAAATTTTGTAGAGTTACTTGAATTAATTACTCCTGAATTATACAAGGAGAAAGATCTAGATCTTAGTGGCACTGAACTAAACCCTGTTTCGGACTTAATCAATAAACACTTATCACTAGCAAATAATATCTCTGATGTAATCTCTTTGTCTGGAGTTACTGATACACAAACAAGTTCTTTAGGAAATATAAACGGTATAGCCCAATACTTTGTAAAGCAGAACGAGCTTACAAAGATTAATCCCTTTTTGCTTGAGTCTAAAATCCTTTTACCTCTTGGAACCTCATTAGCGGATTATGATACCAGTGGGCAATTCAATACTTACTTATCAGGCACACTGCTGCCTTTGATAGTTCCTGCGTCCCAAACGCAGCCAGGCTCCCTAGAAGCAAACATTACCACATTGTCAGCGTTAACTGATAACGCAGACGCTAGTTCGGTTCACAACTACCTTGTAGATACACTAGGGTGGTTTTACTTCCTAAACACTTCGGCTGACGGTGGGTTAGATTACTCGCCTTCAAGCTATGTCTTGTCTTCGCTGAACTCCTTGTATGTTGGAAACACCCTGGAGACAGTTGATGGTATACGAGGACTAACTGAGTATCTTTGGAGAAACAACGAAACCTGCTCCTTCGGGTCTTACTTACCCAGCAATTTTGTTTCTGGTGCTGCTGATGCCATTCTAGACGCAAGTGATGGTGTGGTTGCAACGTATACAAGTGGAACACAGAAGTTAGATGCATTACAGACTTTGGTTGATATTGTTTACTCACCCCTGTACATCGACCAAAGGGACTACACTGTTCGAGACGCTTTTGATAGCTTTATTGATGCGTCAACGGAATTAGAAGATCTAGTACCAAAAGGTCCGCACAGAAAGTTCACAAACTTAATGGGACTTCAGTTTGCCGACATCACAGATCAGATAGAAAACATTGGGCTCATATACGACATAGAGAATGTTAAAGATGAGCAACTACAATATATTGCGGACTTAGTTGGATTCAAACTCAGAGGTAACTCCCCAGCTAAATGGAGACATCAGCTTCGACTTGCTTTAGATCTATACAAAAAATCAGGAACTATCGAAGCAATACAGACTGCTATTAACGCTCTAATTGTTGATTCTGTTTTCGACGTTTCAGGCAAAGTTGAAGAGTTGTGGGAATCATATATCCCCCATCTTATTTGGTACTCTCTAGGAACAGAATCTCCACTGTTCAAAAATCTTACTACTTGGACTCCAAGCCTAGCAGTACAGGGTGGAGTCTTCGCTTATAGCACTAGTAGTTTAGAAGAAAACTTAAAGTTAGTTACTGACAGCATTCTATTAGATTTATATAAAGCCTTCCCAGAAAACTTTTTGTTCCACGGGGAACCTTTTCCAGTTCCAGAGTTCTTTGAACTTGATAATGAGGGATGTGAAGTAAAGAGGTATACAATCGTGGGTGATCCCGTCATGAGGGGATTCCATATTCACAGACCCACTGATGAGGGCTTCCAAGCATTTAAACAAGATGCCAAACTATTTGGAGAAAGTAAAGCCTGGGATGCCGCGTATTCTTTTGGTCCTTTAGGAGAGGGTGTCTACATGGCAGGTGAATCTCACCCCAAAACAGGTGAGCGCCCAGTCTATCTTAAATTCTCTGGTGATGTAGAATTCTTGTTCAACTATCGTGGAAAGTTTAACTATCCAATTCCACCATTTGAAGAAGTAAAATATTACAGGGACAGCACCGTCACCAAACCCATGGTGGACCTTTTGGTTGAGCGGTTGAAGTGTTTTAAAGTTAAAGACTTTTTTGCGAACGAAGTGGGTAACTTCATAGTCAGCAGCGCAGTTACAGATGAATCGGATCTTGGAGCCTTGAATGAATTTTTGATGTTCTTCAGCGCAACCCAAACTCCTTCAAACTTCAACGACGTAATGCTGAGTATTTCTGACTACGAGAAAAACTTGCTAAGTCTGTGGAATGGTAAATCCTCTCACCTATTCATAAACTTTAACGACACCGATTTTGATTTCTCCAAGACCACACTTGAAGGTGATGGTAAGTATGCTCTGTATGAGGCGTCCAGGGTTGCTAGGGAGTTTTCTCCAGCCCACGCCATAACCAGAGTTAACCTTACTTCCAGCGCAGAAGAATTCTTTGACATGTCCAGCACTAAGTATGAATACTTGGGTTTAGATCATGACGATACAAGAGCTGGATACACCTCTGCGGCTATCTTTGGAAACTTTGAGTTTAGCGGTGCCGCAATGTCGTTTGCTACTGGTGGTGGAGATGATGGGCGCGGATCCGATGGAGGTCGTGGAGGATTAAATACATTCAAGAGAGCAGACGCTAATGATTTCTCGGATGCCCTAATATCAGGAACAGCGGTTATTACTGATCATGGCAGTGTGGCTCGAAGGGCGATGCGTAGGCGCAACCTGAAGTACCTGCTACCCCACGAAGGGTATTACGACAGGACGGGCTTCAATGGCCCTGTGAGCTACGATGCTTCGACGCTTGAGGAATCTATGCCTTCGTCCCTAGGTGAGCTTGCGCTGGGTTATGTGGCGTCTGCGGGCAAGTTCCATCCTGTGGACGATCCTGTAGATCCAACAGGCGTTTGGGACGAGTGCGAGAGCCTGAACTCATCTAGAACTTTTTCGGGAATAGACACAAGCACTACGTTCCCATACCGAGGTTTGTCTGCTCTAGGATCAAACGCCAAGATGCCAGAAGTAGCTTCTGCTACTGCAAGGTACGTTGATAGAGGACAACTGCCTGAGATTTACAACACCATGCATGAGCTTTATGAAGCTAAAGCTTTTGACAATGGAATTCAAATTCTATCATCCACATCAGCTTACGACTCTGATTCTTATTGGAAGAACAACGCTCAGAGTCTAGCAAACGAAGCAATAGCTAGTGGCTTTGTCTTGAATTCATTTGCTGACTATGAAAACTTCAGCTTCGGGCTAGGACTACATAAACTACACCGAGACTACTGTAAGTATTTTGCCAAACACGAACTTGGTCTAAATGAGATAGAGAAGACTGGGGGTAACATCTTTGGTCAAGTTTACGGGCTTGGACTCTTTAACTGTGACATGAAGTTAGACGGTTCTGCTGTGAGCAATCTGGTGGCTTCTAGCATCGCTTCAGCCAGCGCCATTAATACAGTTAGCGTGTGGAAGGAAGATGGGGACGGGACCTTCATCGCGAGTGATTCAGGGGATAGTGTGATTCCTCTATCAGGAAGCTTTGTTTCTGGAAATGTTAACAATGCCGAGTACAGGAACCCTGCTATCCTGAGCGGTATCGAGTTCTGCGATATCTCAGGTGCTCCATCGGCTAACGAATTTAGAATTTTTGATTTAGATCCAAACTTTAGAGTTCCTGGCCTAGAAAACTATTTGATAGAAAACAGAGTCATCAAATGTAAGTCCTTAGGTGGACTGCCTAGAATGCGATTTGATCTATCGTCCTACGGTGACAGAAGAAACTACTTCATTAAGGATCACAAGTTTAGTCTAAAGGTTAAGTCTCTGATTGCGGAGGAAGACACAGCTACGCTGGGAGGAGGCAAGCTTGGAGTGTGGATTCACACTCAGCCAGTAAGCGGATTGATGTGGAACTGGACACCAAACCACAAGTGGGAGCCTCTACGGGAAACTGATATATCAATAAACACTGTAGTAAATACTCTATCCCATATTTACAAATTTGATACTAAGCTTCCTGATCCTAATGATCAAATAAACTGTATAGGTAACTTAACTGAAACAGGAACAGTTATAAATGATGTTTCCTTGAACAACATCAAGGCTTCCTACTTTGAAGACTTTGTTGTAGATTTTGATACTAGAAACTTTACTGACCAGAACAACTCTGAGTATCTAGATATCATCCCTATACAGAATCCCGAATATAAAATTACTGAACAAGTTCATAGGGATGATACTAATTATATTGTTGAAATCTTCTTTATTCCAACAAAAAATGAAAAAAAATACTTACTCATTGATTCAATCGAGCTTCAAGATCTAACTCAAAGAGATAACGCTGGAATTGGAACGGGCTACGGTGTAGAGACTAGTGGAGTTCCCTTACGCCCATTTGTAAAAGAAAATAAATTAGAACTATCAAAAGACCAACTTCGGGATGTTTTAAAGTTCTATAATGGGTTAATAGGCCAAGGCGTTGGACAATATGCTACGACTATTGCTTCTAGAGATGCTACGATTACATCAGGAACTCTAGAGGTTAGTGGAGGAAGTAGATTGAACTACAGAGTTCATCCTGAATGGGATGGCGCTATTAGAGTCTAGATATCATGAGAAAAAAACCATTTAAAAAAATAATGTTCTCAATAAGAAGACTCTTAAGGAGGATCAAAAGAATGCCAACTAATCAATACATTTCTATATTTATTAATAGGCCCGTAGGGGCTGTTCCTGGTGGTGGCGGCGATCCTGGTGGTGGTGAACCTTTGGCGGATAACCCTGCTAGTGGTATTGAAATAGGAGTAAATGTTTCTCCATTCTATTCCTTCCAACCTAGCCACAAGATGCGTAAGGACATTTTCCACATTTGTCAAGATAGTTGGAGAACGCCCACTGCTGCTGACATTGCTTCTTTTAACTACTTTTCCACTACTGGTACTCTTACTTCTCAAGATAGCAACGGTTATCCCACAGGCTATGGAACCGCCGCTTCTGCTGGAGCGGTTTTGCTTGATGGTAACAATGGTACAGCCCCAACAGGAACTTATGTAGTTGAATTCGATGCTGTTGGATCTGTGTCAGGTGCTGTCCAGGTCTGGGAAGGCAGTATAAAGACTCTAACTTACCTTGATACTCTTGGTAATGGTAATGTAAGAGTAACTTTCAACTATACAGGCGGAACTGTATTAGTGCTCGTTGGTCCTGATGTGTATGTAAGCAAGATCAAAATGTATGAAAATACGTTTGTGAATGACGATCTTGACACTGAGCCTTGGCAACAAGCCTTCTTAGATGATCTTAGTGGGTTCTCATACATTAGATACCTAGACTGGATTCATACCAATAACTCTGTAGAAGATACTTCGGTCAACCTAAACCCTGTTGATTACTTTAGCCATTCTAAGGTTACAAAGTCTTTGCCTATTGAATGGATGGTAGATCTAGCCAACCGTACTAATACAGATATGTGGATACCTATTCCACACTTGGCAGAGCAAGACCTTATTACTTATTGGGTAGACTACATCCGTGACAACCTAAACCCAGGTCTAAAACTATACCTTGAATGGTCTAATGAAACTTGGAACACTTTGTTTACTCAAGCAAGTTATATTATTAATCAGGCATCTAACCCTGACATTGCTGCTCTAACTGCGGACGCTTTTACGGGTAGACTCTACTTCCACGGTCAAAAGTCAGCAGAAATGTTTAAGTGGGCTTATGACTCCTACATTGCTGGAGGTAGGTCTACTGATGAGATCGTTCGTGTTGTAGCGGGCCAGCAAGTAAATACTTTCATTGCAGAGAAAAACCTAGACGGTGCTTGCTACTTCGGAGCCTCTGCGTTCGGAGGGGTTGGTGGAGATTTAGCAACTACCGCAGTAAACCTTGAAACCTCCACTGTGGTCGATCTTGTTGCTATTGGTGGTTATGTATACTACAGTGCAAGCTACGACGATACTCTTCCAGTAATCTTCTCTGGTGATTGGAACCCAGGAACGGGCTCTATGCCTGGTGCTGATACCTCTGGTGTATTTTATAATGTTACCGCTGATGGTACTGTTGGGGGTTATAATTTCTCTGCCAACCACATTATCGTAGCCGCTCAAGCTTCTGGTTTCGCTTTCGGTGATCCTTCTGAAGAAACTTACACTAACTGGACAGATGCTAGTACTTGGTATCAGGCCTCTGGAAGTATTCCGAACACTATGACTGGTAATGATGCTGCTGTTAGTGCTTTGATTAGTATTATGAATAATGATGTTCAGGATAGAATTTCAGACTTCAATACTCATGATTCTGTAATCTCCCCAAGAGGTATAAAGATAAGTATTTATGAGGGTGGTTCTCACTTGACACCTTCAAAGGCTGATGTTCCTGGAGCTGCTGGAAGTCCTGAAACTGATCCAGAGCTTCGTATTCTACAACTGACTTCTAGTTCTGTTGGAATGGAAAACATTTACAAGGACCTTATTAGTGGATTATCTGCTATAAATGATGAGATAAAGTTTAGCCATTTCGGTATGCACACTCGTTCTACAAACACGGGTCAGTTTGGTTTCTCTGAGGACTTTGGACTAAACTCTGGTAAGCTTGATGCTCTTCATTACTTTATTGAACAATCAGGAAAAGAATAATGAGAGGTGAAGTAGAAATTTGGAAAGGGGGTGAGATGGTCCTTAAGGAGCATAATATGCTCGTTAATGGTGGCGGTGAGCTATTGGCTGACATTATGACAGTATCTCGTTCGCTCTCTGGGGTCGAGGATCATGCCACTTCATCCATATTAGATGCTTCAAACTACAGAATCAACGCTATCTCTTTTGGAACTGGGCCCGAAGCTTTTAGTAGAAATGGTCACACTTTTAACAATAATTATTTCTTGTTATACCAAGCTCAGTACGCGGGTGATGTTCAAGCTGGACTCGAAGCTAATGTCACATTATTCCCTGAAGATGATCCTGTTGCTGCTACTAAAGTACCATCAGATCCAGGGTTCCCAAAAGCCCCAACTCCAGAGGAGACCTTATTACAAGAAGGATGCGATATTGCTGGTATAGTCAGTAATTTTATTCCCAGTTCTATATTCCCAGCAAATGGGCAACTTCAAAACTTTTTACCAAGTGCCATAGCGAGCGGTTATTTAGAGCAAAACTTTCCTATCCTGGCGTCAGGAGCTCTTGGACAAACTATTAGAACGGTGGGAGGATCTATTGTAGGTTGTTTCCCTGATGGAAGTAGTGCTCCACATGGAACACTAAATAAGCTTGTATTTTATGATCCCCTTAATATTGCTACTTACTCTGAAAAACATACTTCTGTAGGTGGATTTTTTAATGAAGTAAGTTCCATGGATAGTGGAGGCTTTGTTAACATGGTCATGAGTTCTGTGCCTCATGCTGGTTTAAATTTCAGTGGTGGGGCTAGTGGTTTGTGCTTATCAGCGGAGGCACCAGCAAATGATTATGAGGGGTTCCCTTTTGTAGAGTATATCGTGTCACTATCAAAAGATGATTGTTTATTTGCAAACGCTTATGGTGGAATCACTGATCTTGGATTATGGTCCATTGATATGCAAAAGTCCCTTCAGGCTGGAAATTCCCCTCCTTTTGAGTTTGCTCTAGTAAATAATCCTAGAAAGTACAAGTTATTTAGTAGAAAAGGTTTTAGCGTTAACATAGTTGCTGCTGACACAATCTCTGGATACCAAGACTTAACCATTATGTGGAGAATATATTTCCGATGAAAAACTTTGCTGAAGACATGGGCATTACAGGGCACCTTACCATTATTCGTAAATGGAATACTGGGGATGAGGAAGTCCTTTTAGACGATAGTAATATTATCGTATCGGGAATGGGTGTGGGCCTTTCCTATCTTTTTACTGGATCTGGTTCCGATAGTGTTCTTGATTACCAAATTGACAGGTTCCAGGTGGGAGTTTCTGGTCCTCCAGCAGGTGGGGTCACTAGCGCCATCAACCAACTATCTGGTCAAATTTCAGAGTCTCAGTATGGAGCAGGTAGCAATTTATTTATAAAGGTTAACGGTCAGATTGTAGGAGACTCCCTAACCTCGAATAGGGCGTTTGCTTTAATACCTAACAACAAAATAACTAGAATCGGGGACTCATCAGTTAGATACACTTTAGTTTTAGATGAGGAAGCTTGTAACAATCTACAGGGTGCTTCGTCGGAAGACTTAAATATTAATGAGGTTGGTATGTTTATGAAGAACCCTACAGGGGCTGCTGATGACCGATCTCTTTTAGTTTGCTATAGAACATTTAGTAATATACGAAAGACTACTGATTTTAGTCTCATATTCCGTTGGACGCTTTCGTTCTGATGAAAGTATGTAATCGTTGCGGAGAGAAAAAACCGCTAATAGATTTTTATAAACACCCTAAAAGCAAAGATGGGCACCTTAACCAATGCAAATCTTGCAAAATCAAGAGCTGGATAAGCTTACTCATATTCATAGGTTAATCTAATCATGCCTTTTAATCAGAACGACATCTATACCAGTAGCGGGAGCGTAAAGCTATTCAATGAATGGGTTCCTTACGTTTCCAAATTTGACACTAGCTCTTTCTACAATTGGGAGCAGGATAACCTTCCTCTGTATGACCTAGAAGAGCGTACCTATGAGCTATGGGAGCAGGGTGGTTTCAATACTTCTGCTGGCGTTCCTGGTCTAGCACTCGTCGTGTCTGGTGATGCTCCTGCGGCAACACTCGCTGCTAACAGGAATATGTTCACTGAAGTAAGCTCCTGTATTGCTGCCATTCCTAAGGTTGTTAGATTCCCTGTGCTAGTTGAGGTCGCAAGCTTCGGTGATATGGGCGACCTAGAGCTACATAATTTCCGAATTGAAGAGGGTGGCTCCATTGAGATTATTAACAGAGCTTTCGGTAGAACTTATGATGCTTCTAGTGAGGCTCATACTGTTGTAACTCCAACGGAAAATGCTTCTCACAATTTAGTAGAAACTCTTAGTTCCCTAGATCTAAGTAACGCTTTGACAGATGCTTCTTGTTTATCAGTTTCAACCGCAGTCCTTACAGGCGGTGGTGATTCAAGAACTGCTAACAATACAAACAGGGTTTTGTACCCACAACATACTCTAAGAAACGCTCCACTGAGCGTTGCCATTGATCAAACTGTACTTCCTGGTTCTAATCAGAACGAGTTTGTAGCAAATCCTTATGAGTCTAATCCTGCTACAAGTGATGACACTCTTCCTACTCTGGATGTTAGCGCCCAGAATCAAGCCACTGGGAACAGTCTTTATAGAGCAAGCATGACCGCTGAAGAGGACGGTGTTGGGGGAAACACTTACTTCAATAAGCTTGGGAAAATTACAGTAAAGAACTGTGACGGACCCATCTACATTAGAAACTTCTTTGTGGACGCAGGAAAGGATAATATTTTAGCCCCCAATGCTTACGGTATAGAAGTGGTTAACTCAGATGTGCTTTTAGAAAACTGTGCTGCCATTCGTGCCGCTGAAGCTGGTTGGAAGTTTAATAATTCAAAAATTGTTCTGTCCAGGTCAGCAGCTTCGTACAGAAACTATAAACTTACTAGCACAACCACAAGAGAAGACGGTGTTGGATATGGATTCCATGCTGTAAACAGTGATGTCTCTATTAGCTCCTTGCCCACTGCGGTTACAGACCTTACTTCTGTAGGGGACACAGGGGCCTCTGGAGCGGACTGTAAGGTGATCGCATCTAGAAACTATGCTGGCTTTGTTCTAGATAACTCTAAGCTTACAGGGGGTGTTCAAAGGGCGCTATCTAACCAAGCTCTTGATGGCAGTATCCTTGGGTCAGAGCTTAACACTGGTTACGGATTCCTATTGGATAACTCAAAGGTCGATGTCAAGGGTCTGATTGATGTCTATGGAAACGACAAAGGTATTCAAGCGGACAACTCAAAGTTCGTATTTGAAAACCTGTGTATCGACGCCCACAGTAACGAAGCAATCAGATGTAGAAACACTCAGTTTATATTTGATTCTCTGACTGGTCCTACAGAAGCAGGCCAAAATGACAGAAAGCAGCTTGATATGTCTGCTAACGGCCAACATGTGGATCTCCAAAACAACAGCGCGTTTACTTTCCGTAGAAAAAATAATGTTCCACAAAAGTATGGTAACTCAAAGTTTGCTGTAGCTCACGGAACAATTAATTTTGATGGGCAGAACCAAGCAATGCTCCCCGCTTTCTCTGTAAATGATGGATCCATGCTTGATCTAGTTCATCCCTACATTGATGTAAATGGAGCAAATGAAAACGTCACTAAGCCTGCTTTTGGTAGGGCTATAAAAGCTAACAATTCTTCAAAAGTAAGTTTGTTCGGTAGTAAGACTGGTTGTACGTTTATTATTGGACCTAATGCGTATGACAAGCAACAATACGCTGCTGGAGTTTATGGCTCGAATAACTCTACTATTAACATACACGGACCCACTGCCATAGCACAGTTTGGTGTTGACATTTTAGTAGAAGACAACTCTGTTCTAAACATTGAGCCCGCTAGAAAAAGAGATGAATTTGGCTTGGAGGCAAGTGGATTTGATCTAAGCTCTGGAGAAAACCACACTTCTGTTGAGCTTCACTCAACTAGAGCCTGTTTGGTAGCAAATAAAAACTCTACCATCAACATGAATGACCTTGGAGCATTCCCCAAGAACTGGGGTAGAACAGGTCTAGGGCAAGCGTACTTGCTTGAGGGGCATGACTACGATAGTATTGTTGACACTAGTGCGCTCACGGTTTCAGGCTCTCTTCAGTTTTATCCTAACCCACAAGACTCTGGCGCTATCGCTGGCCTTAGCTTAGATAATCTTGGCCTTAGTAAGGGAGAGTTTCCTAAGTTTACTACAACAGCAGGATTGCTAAGATTTATTAATACTAATAACCTTATCGGTTCTCCGCTAACAAATGATCAAGTTGACAACATAACCCAAGGTGGAGTTTGTGTTAGAGCTACACAGGATAGCATGGTCAACGTAAGAAATGTTCACTTCCCTGCTGGAACGAATGATTCACCATTAGATGGGTTTTACTACACCACCAGTGGATCTCTTTGTGATAGGCTAATGATTTGGAACATGGCTGATACTTCCAAGCTAAATGCTTCTTATATTTCTGTAAGTGGTATGCACCCTGCTAGTATCCAGTACCATGGACCTAGTGCAATTTGGGCATCCTCCGTTGATGGAGTAAACTCTGGTAATCAATATGATGTCCCTGCAAGTGGAGCACCTTCTGGAACTCCAGGAACAGGGAGCTTGAGTGTTCTCGATGCCTTCGGAGCAGGAAGTTCCGTTTGGACTATACCCTCTGGTGTTGATATTAATTCAACATTTAATAGATTCTATCCAGTATCAGGTGATTTAAACGACGCTACAAAGCTGGCTCTTGGAGCGGCTGGAATAAATGTTGATGATGCTACTACATACAAAATTGGTGCTGGCCCACATAAATCTGCCAACCAGGGGGTATTCAGAATATACTGGACTCCAAAATCAAGTGCGAAGGCTTTGCAAACTGATTTAAGTGGATACTTCAATGGTGCTCACCCACATACGGGCGATTTTAGTGGCACAGTCGGCCCTGCATACCAGCTATTCGCTCAAGGGTATAACTGCTCTGCTCCTCTATCATCAATTATAATCACCGACCCAGATACGGGAGATGATATCACTAGTGGCACATATCCAGATTTGTTGAGGCTAATCGACTCTAATGGTGATGGAGTGCCTGACCAACTACATACTTCTGGGTTCTACTACTGCCGAGAGTTTGTAGAGGACAACCCAACACAATGTATTTTGGATGAATCTGCCGCGAGAGCTTTCGCTAACGCTCAAAATGCGAGTGTGAACTTAGCTGGAACGCCAGTTAAAGTGACACTAATCAAGGCGAGAGCTAGTGATGGAAGATTATCGGAAGCATATACTGGAGATACGTCAGGGTCTGTTGGATTTAAATCTGCTTCAATATTTGACCTGTCGAGGGATAACTAATGGCTGAACAACAATATCAAGAAAGTAACTATCGTTTTACTGATCCTATTCGCTTTTTCAAAGCGAATGATCCTTACTACTTTGAAGTAGATAACATCCCTTTGAAGCAGCTTCAAGAAAACTGCTTGTGGCTAAAGGATCAAGTTAAAAAAGATACCAACAAGCTATTGGGTGTTAAGAGATCAGATATTGATGAGCTTAGACCATACGCTACAGGTGGGGATAGGTTAGTCCGTGTCAAGCCAGGTAGATACACCTCTAGAATAAATGATGCTTCCACACGCGAGCCTCTGGCTTACCTTAGAAAGGTGATGGGTGAGGCTGTTGGCGATGTTGACGCTTGGGCTGCGGCTACACCAAACCCTGGCACTTTCCCAGGGGGTAAAAATGCTATCTTGGAGGCTGCTCTAGACAAGTTCAAAGAGACCACCGCTGAAAATGCTTTGGGTATGAACGGTTTGGTAGAGCGAGCTTTTACTTGGCCTGTTGTTACTTCAGATACGCCAATTGATAACGATGGAGCGGATCTAGACACAACTAAATCCTGGTTGTCATTTGGCGGTGAGGATGTAAACACTCCTGGGGGTGGCGCTGGTATTTCTCCATTCCCAATCACTGAGGCCATCGCTTGGGCAAAGTCTCAAGGATCCACCGTGTCAGAGGTTGTTCTACCCAGCTTTGAAATTACAAATATGAACAGTGGTTGGGCAAAGTTCCCCCTGACTGAAAGTTACTTTATCAAAGCTTGGAGAGGCGTTTCAAGACTAGCTATTGTTGATATTGATGATGAGATTACAGTTGAAGTACCACAGTTTGATTCCACCGATTTCTCATACACAGGTGAAGATGGGCAGTCGGTTGATGTAACTGGTGTTAGCCAAAGAATTGATCTTGTATTCATCTACAGTAAGCCCGTTGATACTAGCTCAGTTGATACTATTCAAAATGGGGCAGTTGAAAGAATTACAAAGCCAACCCTGGGCATTGTAAAGGGTGCTGGAATCAAAGCATCGTTTGAAGGAAAGAGCACAGATCTTGCTGCTGGATACAAGGTGGACGCTAACGATTCGATTCTAGCTTCCCCTGGGGATCAAAGTAATACAGGAATGGGCTTCAACAGCACTTCCGCAAATGATATAGCTTACCCAATAAGAGGCAGTTTCCCAGCACCCGATGATCTTTTGAACTTGGCTCCATTGATCTCTGAGAAGCTTGAAGACAACGCATATGAACTTGTAGGACAATCAATCCTACCTGTAGCTTACGTCTTTGTTCAAGACGGGTCACAGATTGTTCTGAGCACAGACGTTGTAGATATTAGACCTTTGTTTAGAACAGCAGAGCTAACTTATAACGAGAGAGCAGGTATTGGTGCTGCGTTCCCACAACTGTCATTAGCAAACCCAGCAGTGGGAAAAGGCCAATTAGACTATGAACTCAAGAGAATGTACAACGATGTTAATACTAGAATTAACATTCTTGAGAATGAATCTGATTTTTTAGAATCCATCTCTACTCTCGCCACTGGTTATGTATTTGGTGGATGGAATTTTGGTCCTGAGGGCGCATTGTTTGATTATTATCAAGGTGTTTTTGCTGCTGATAATGATCCTGATGATGTTACAACTTTAACCAATGATGCCACCGCCTACATCAAATCATACATTAGAGGAAAGTATGGATTTGGAAATTTGACAAGCCAAATTACAATTCCATCATACCCAGACTGGGATCTGGCTCAGTGGTGCGTAGAAGGTGATATTGATGCGAAAGGTTTGTACCCTAATGATTACATCAATACGTTCGTATCCACTAACAATAAAGATGCTAATGCTGATGATTCAATTGTAGCAGGTAGTTATGATCAAGGAGTAAACGCAGATGGTACAGCAGTTGGAGGGGGTCAGCCAACTAGACTGAAAAACTTTAGCAATGCTCAAAATGCCAAAGACGCTGCTACGGGTTTATTAGATTCAAGAGTAAACTTTCACTACATTTCTAAAAGAATAAAGTTTAATAGACCAGCTTGGTTGGCTGATTACACTGTAGACACCACCTTAATAAACTGCTTGGCACAAAACAATTCAGGAACCAACTCAGATGAAACAGCCGCAGGGTCTTATTTTGGATGCTGGGTTGAAAAAGGTTTTGATGAGTTTACTATATATGTTGCTTTCTCTGCTCATACAAATAACTTTGCATTTAAAGGAAGCAACAAAACCTCGCCAGGATCTCCCTACCCTGCTCCTAACTCATCAGTCACCACTTCAGGTGGAAAGAAAAAGAAGAAGACTACTACCGTCTCAGTTCAGGAAAGAGATGGTGGAAGATTCAGCGGCTTTATAGTCCCTGTAAGTGACATCCTTTATTCTAACACAAGCCCTGTAAAAGAGGCTTTTGCACAAGGCTACGCAGGAAACCCAAGGGTTGGCAAGTGTACATACCCCACTGTCATATGGAGAATTACGGGTGTTCCCCAAAACGCAATAAGTTTCTTATACGGAAACCTTAACACACCACAAACTTCAGTAGTTAATCTCAAGAGTGAATAATGAGTAAGGCCACGTTCGGATGTGGGACTTTTCTTCCAGGGGAAGGTCCTGGGAATATTCCTGATTTTGAGGGTGGTGGAACCATTGATTCTGGTGGTGGCGGCGTCGTCGAACCCCCAGAGCCTCCTGGACCAGAGCCTCCCTTTGTTGATCCTGTCCGTGGTGATGTAACTCTCACAACTCCTGGTGCGGGTGGTCCTCCGCCTGGTCCTGACCCTGGTCCTGACCCTGGTCCTCCCCCTGGTCCTCCAACAGGACCAACTACGGGAGCCAGGGGACCAACTACCCCTGGAACGGGTCCTACAGGCCCTACAACTCCAGGTACAGGCGGTCCTCCCCCTGCTCCTCCAACAGGACCCACGGGACCAACTACCCCTGGAACGGGTCCTACAGGCCCTACAACAGGCGGTCCATTAGGTCCTGATTGTGCTTGTACCATAGAGAATCCTGATGCTGTTCCTAGCCCAATCACAGGGCAAGAAGCAGGGGTTTCAGTGTGGATTGTAGAGTATACGTTTAGTTGTACTGAGGATGAAGAAGGGCAGAGTTTATCTGATGTTATTTCAGGGGCTTTATCCAACCTACAAGCTAATAGTCCTAACAGCCCAAATCCAAATGTTACAGTTGTTTGGACCGTAGACCAAGAAGAAGTAGGATCTGGTGCTAGTCCTGGTGAGGACTGCTCTGAGGAAGTTCCTCTAGGGCCTCCAGGTATTGAAGGAGTATCTATTACAATTACTCAATGTACGGGTGATTGTAATTCTGTCGTAGTTAGATTTACAAGGACTACGACAATTATTGATGAGCCAGATGAGCCAGATGAGCCTACTGATCCAGGTGTCATTGATGGTGGTGGCCCTGCTGTTCCTGGAGATCCTGGAGTTGGAGTTACCCCTGATAGTGATTCGGGGGGTGGAGGCCAAGGTGGTGGTGTTGGTAACAAGCAACCAAACTCTGAAAGTGGGGTTATCAGCAACGCTATATCTAAAGGTGAGATTGATCTAGATGACCCTGTATTTGTTCAAAATGTTTTAACAAAAAAGCCATTTGGAATACAAGACAGTAAGATTGCTTTTAAAACAACACCTGATCCTATCCAGTTGGTGTTCAATGACACTGGGTATACTGAGCTTTTTGATGGAGCGATTGATAGCAATCTACATTACATCTTAAAGAATAAAAATAACAAAGGTAATTGGGAAAGCACCAAGACTGCTGGTATAACTCCAGAAGTAATTTATGATAACCTTAAGCCTGAAGTAAAGGAAATACTAAGCCAGATTAAAAACTACGATGGAACAAACCTTTCAGTAAACCAAATATTCAATATGATTGGTTCCAGGGTTTTAGATGGTACTATTAGTAGGTTATCAGTTAAGTATTTAAAGAAGCTCGCTCAGGATAGCAAAAAGCGAGTTCCTGTTGTCATTAAGAAATCTACTCTTTCGCAGGTCAACGAAGTAGCTGCTTTGTCCTTGGTTGATAGAAACAAGTTCACACTCGATAAAGAACAAGTGAACGGTAGAGATAAAGAGATTTTAAAGAACTGGAAAGTTCTACCTTCTGATGTTGATATGTACGTCCCAATCACGATTAACGGGGTTGAGAAGAGGTATTATATCAATGACGATGGTACATTTATTGATGATAATTCATTGTCATTAGAAGACGGGGACTTTATCAACATAAGAATCAGGGGTGGAGTTCAAAAGTTCTTCGCTAAGTCTGAGAAAGACCATGCGTTCTTACTGCCAGAGAAAACCAGACAAAAAGCAATCAGTTTACTTGGTGGGGAAGGTGGAAGAACCTTGATGGCTAGTGGATCTCCATCGGTAGCTTCTAGTATTGAGTTTGATTCCTCCCTGTCTTCCCCAAGGCAAGAGTATTACTTGCTGAGTGCTAACTTAGAAACCTTAGATACTAAACCAGGGCTGGTAGGGTCTTTCCTGCTAAAAGACACAACCATAGAGTATGGAATCATGGACACTTCTACTGTCGCAGGCAAACAGGCAGCAGATGAGTATATCAAATACAAAGCAAATAAAAGAATTTTCTTGCTTGATGACACTGATTTATTGCTTGATTACGTTGAAAGCACAGGTAAGATTAGTCTTAAGCAGACAGATATTATCTTTGATTCCCCAAAGGAAAATAAGTCCATACCCCTCCTTACTAGACAAATCCCTTGGTTTATTATGCTGTACCCAACTAATAGACCAGACTACAACTTGTTTAACCAGAAGTCTAAAATTGAAGATATTCAGGGTGATGGAACGATCACTAGAGTTTTGGAATGTAAAACCTCTATCGTTCCAGAGTTCTCAAAGGGTCAGACGAATAAATTTATCAGATACGCTACAGTTGACAGAGACGGTGTAGATGTCTACGGAGACAAGAACACTCAGGCTAGAAAGACTGTGATTAACGTCAACGATGCTGAGTTCAAAACTGCGTACAGAGACAGGGGTGTTTTCAAGAGCACTTCAGAATATACGCACAAGAGACCTAAGACCAGCTTCAGGCTCCTAAAAGAAATAATTACAGAGCTAGACACTAACTACGAACTATCTATTAATGGGATTGGAAAATCCCTAACAGAGTTTGATGTCTACAGTAGACTTAACCTAGAACAATTTAACAAACTTTCTAGACTAGAAAACTTTAACAGCATTAAATCTTCAATACAAAATGGATTGATTAACAACGTAAAGGTCGTTCCCGCTATCAGTAGAGCCGATAAAAGAATATCCTTTAGAGGAACCCAGCTTGTTCAAAGAAAACGTGGAGCGGGTGCTGATACGTTTAAATCAATCAAAAGAACTAACACAGGAGAGACGATTGTACCTCCTGATACTGAAGGCCAAGGTGGTTTTGAGCCTGGTCGATAGTTCACAAAAAAGAAAATAAAATTGACAATGGCGTGAAAGTACGCTAGATATGTTTAGAGATGCAAATCTTAACCGAATTTTTTATGAGATATAAAAATGGATCATTACAGATTAAGTGACGAACTTCGTCAACAACTACTAGAGAACGCTGCCTGGGGTAAGGCTGGTGTTACTCCTCGCCTAGACGAGAAGAAATCAAGCCGCGCTGATGACAGTGAAATGCCCGCCAAGAAGAAGGCAAAGAAGAAGGAAATGGAAATGGAAATGGAAGAGTCCGAAGAGGTCGAAGGTGAAGGTCTTGAAGAAGCCGTTCATGTTTGCCCCCTTTGCGTTTCTCAGCTTGACCAGCCTCTTGATGAGGAGAGCATTCTTGAGCACCTTAACGTAGTTATGGGCCTCGTTGATCGTCTTACCCAACTTCAAGAGGGTGAAGAGGATATCGAGTCAGTAATTGACGAGACTCTTGCCGAGCTTCTGTTCCAAGACCTGGAAGAAGAGTGAGGAAACAGGGGACCTACAGATGAAAAGTATCGGAGACTTCGCAGAAAAGCTAATCCTAAACCAAACTCAAAGCATTAAAGAGGGGAAAGAACTTCCTCCCCAAGCTAAGAGCAGTGGTTTAGCACCTGCTGGTAGGGACATCTCAAATGTTGAGGTTGATGATACTTTCATGCGTCAGGTCCTGGGCGAAAGTTTTCACCCACAGGATACTCCACCCACAGACTCTATTCCTGAGCTAGTTTGGTCAGAAGCAGAATCAGAGAAGCCTGCTCAATCTTTAACTGAGGAAACTGCACAGCAACTTGTTCCTCTTCTAGAAGAGGTCAGAGATCTCTTAAAGGAAATGAGTGCTGCTGCCACAACCACGGGTCAGATTGGTGCTAATATGACTGGTTCCCAAAGTAGTGATAGCTGCATTGGTAAAGAAGAAAAGAAGTATGGTTATATTTCTGCTCGCCCTGCTACATCAAAGAAAGAAATTCTTAAACAATCAATTAGAAACAAAGCCAGAAGACGATGAAACTGACGGAGGCCATTGATAGCATTACGGAAGCGCGAGGCTCTAAAGAGGGTAGAAAAGTCTACACCTCTAGAGAAGGAGCCAAGCGTGACGTAAAGAAGTCTTTCAAAGGCCGAGTTAGAACTTACGATAGTATCAAGAGTGCTTTATCAGATGGTAAGTTTGGAGACATATTTACTACCAAAGCTGCTGGTCGTTTGTATGTTATTTCTAAGGGTAAGTGGGGAAGCAAGAGCGGTAGAGGCAAGATTGCGAAAGGCTTCACAAAAGGTAGCGCAACTCCATCAGCAGATTGGGGTAGTGTCAAGAAACACGCTGCTAGAACCATGCTTAGGTATGGTAAAGCTTCCAACAAGTTAGCTCAAAAATACGGTAGTAGATCTATCAAAAAAGAACGAGGATTAAAGTACAAATGACACAGTTGCTCCAAGATGTATTTATTGTAGAGAACCTTCAAGTTCTTACCGAGGGTAAGAATAGTGACACCATGAGAATTAAGGGTGTCTTCGGTCGGTGTAATGAAAAGAATAACAATGGTAGAATCTATCCTACCACTGTTTTTGAAGGTCAACTTAAAAAGGTTCAACCTCTTATCTCAGAGCGGCGTTTGTGCGGTGAGCTTGATCACCCACAAAACGATACCGTCAAGCTTTCAAATGCATCTCACTTAATTACTAAGCTTGAGATGAAGGGTAACGAACTTATTGGAGAGGCTGAAATCCTCAAAACTCCTGCTGGTCTTACTGCCAAAGCTCTCGTAGAGGGTGGTGTGAAGATCGGTATTTCTTCCCGTGGAATGGGCACTCTATCTGAGGACGCCCAAGGTAACAAGATCGTCAACGAAGATTTCCGCCTAGTCACCTTCGATCTTGTTGCCGATCCATCCACCCGTGGAGCTTTCCCTGGCCTTTCCGAGTCTACTCAATCCCAGTTCGCAAGAGAAAGCCAAAGCAAGCTTGAGAAAGAGTCCAACTTTGTAACCATGCTTCAGTCCAAGCTGCGCGAAGCGTATGATCCTTGGATCGAAGAAGCTAAGAAAAAGAAGAAAGGTAGTTTCCCAGATCTTAATAAAGATGGAGAAATTACCAAAGCTGATGTGCTTGTTGGTCGAGGTGTTATTTCTGGTCCAAAAAAGAATAAGATGATGGAAGCAGTTAAGGCTGAGGGTAGCTGGCACCAGATCGCTTATGCTCTTGCTGAAGCCTTTGATGATGAACTTGAAAAATCAGGAGAAGATGACCCAGAAAAAAGAATGAAAGCGGCTGATTCGGAAACCAGGGCTGCCAAGGCGCAAGTAAAAGCTGCTAGAGAAAGAAGAAAAGCCACTCAAGCAGAAAGAGAAGCGAAGGGTCAAGGCGTTCGAGGAGCCATCAAACAAAGAGTTGGCAAAAGAATTTCTCAGGGCGGTGAAGTAAAACAAGCCCAGAGACAAGGCGATATTGATGTTGCTAAAGCTCGCTTTGCTGGTCGTGCTGGTGCTGAACACGCAAAAGCTCAAGGCGCTGTTGAAAGAGAAAAGGCCCGCCAAGCGGCCAAAACCAAACTCGCAAAAGCGCGAGGTAAAAGGTATGGAGCTACTACCTTAGCAGGAGTGGCAGGCCAGAAAGTAATAGGAACTGCTAAAAGGCTTGGTACAAAAATGGGCCTAACGGCACATACTGAATACAAGCAAATTGGTCTTCACCTTGCCGAAGCTTTTGGTCTCATTGAAGGTGCAGATGCTCCCATGAAGGGTAGCCGCCAAGAGGGCCAAACTGAGGTTCGCAAGGCAAGCTATAATGTTCGGGCACACCGCAAGAAGAACCAAGCTGCCAAAAAACGCGAGAAGGCAAAACAACATCGTTGATTACATACATTTTCTAAAAAAAATCACATTTTAGGAAACGAACCTATAGATATCTAATAGAATCTAGGAGATCTAACTCATGAGTAATTTAAAGAATATTGCTGATATTCTTCCTGAAGGACTTGATGAATCCACCGTTCAAGCTGTCTTTGAACTGGTGGATTCCACTATTAATGAGCAAGTCGCTGAGAAAGTTGGTTTACTTGAGGCCAAAGTAAACGCTTATCTAAGAACAAAGGTTGATCGGCTAAAGGAACAAGCTCTTGCTGAACTTAGTGAAGAGAACGAGGTTTTCCGCAACGCTCGTCTGTTTGAATCAGTGAGAACTCTAATGGCCCTAGAAATAAATGGTGCGGACGAAGACAATGCTCTTTCTGAAATGACAAGCCAACACGGCGAACTTCAGGAAGAGTTTGACGTTTTAATTGACCAAGTTAATGCTTTGGTAGTTGAAAACGAAAAGCTTCAAGGCACCATCAAAGTTCTTAACGACAAAGTTTCCATTTCGGAGGGGACAGTCGAACAGCTTGAAGGCCACAAAGCACAGCTTCTTGAAGAAGTTGAGAATTTAGTAGCTGCACGCGACGAGGCATTTGCTTCCTCTGAGCAAGCAGTAGTTGTATCTCAAGCCGATGTTGAGATCAACGAATCGAAAACTCAAACTGGTAATGAGTTTTTAACTGATGAGGTCATGAAGTTCATGCCCTTTTCCTCCCAAAAATAATAGGAATTTATTCAAATGGAAATGATGCATCGCACAGACGATTCGCTTGTCCAGAAGTGGGAGCCTGTCCTTGAGGGCATCGACAGTGACTATACTCGTCGTATCACAGCTCAACTTCTTGAGAACCAAGCTAAGTCTATTGTCGAGGAAAGACTTTCTGAGGATATTACCGCTGCTGCTACCACCACTGGTCAGCTTGGTACTTTCCAAAAGTTCGCTTTCCCTCTCGTTCGTCGGGTTTACCCACAACTTCTAGCCAACAGCCTTGTTGGTGTTCAGCCCATGCAGGGTCCAGTCTCACAGGTTTTCTACCTTGGTAACGACCGTGCCCGTAATGGTGGTGGTGCTGGTAACGTACAAACTATTTACAGCAAGTACAACCTGACCTACAGAGGTCTGACTGCTTCCGCTATCGGTTCTGATTCTGGTGTTGGCGCTGCTGGCGGTGGTTTCACCCCCGACACTGGTGCTGGTCTAGATGGTGATGACGCTCAAAGCGGCTTCGACCTTTCTAACGTCCTCAACACCCTCTCTGGTAGCACCGAGATGGTCGGTGCTGGTGCTCCATCAGGCACCTTCGGTGGTCAGATCGCTGCTTGGCCTAACGAGAACGCTATTATGGGCTTCAATGTTTCTGCTGGTGAGCGTCTAACTGGAACTGGTATTCCAGAGATGACCTTCCACATCGAGCAGGAAGCCGTTGTTGCCAACACTCGTAAGATGCGTGCTCTCTGGACTCTTGAGGCTTCTCAGGACCTTAAGGCTTACCACAACCTTGACCTTGAGCGCGAGCTTACTGACCTTCTCTCGAAGGAGCTTCAGCTTGAGATCGACCGCGAGCTTATCGAAGATCTCCGCATGATCGCTTACGGTCTTCGTGATCGTAACCTTGGTGGTGTTGATCAGCGTCTCATGGATTCTGATTATGTTTCTCTAGGCACTGTTGGTGAGAGATTCCCTGGTCTTGGTGGAGCTACTAACGCTACTGATGCCACAACTTTCGTTCCTGCTCAGTTCACCTACGACTTTGCGAGCGATGTCCCCACCACAGGCTCTGAAAGCTCTAACATCTTTGTTATTGATTTCAGTCAGTCAAGCCTAGCCCTCTACCCACGCCACGTTGGTGAGGTCTACGCAAACCTGCTCGCAATCATCAACCTTGCTTCGCAGGATATTTACCGCACCACCATGCGTGGTCCTGGTAACTGGCTACTGACTTCACCACTAGTCGCTTCACTCCTTGAGAGTGCTTCCAAGCTTGAGGGCGGTGTTCAGCCTGCCGATGGTCCCACCAACATCGGTGGAAACTCAATTGAGTACAAGGGCAAGTTTATGGGTCGCTACGATCTATATGTTGACCCAATGTACCCAACTGACGAAATTATGGTTGGTTACAAGGGTGCGAACGCTATGGACGCTGGTTACATCTACGCTCCATACATCCCACTCCAGCAGCTTCCAACTATTACGGATCCTGAGTCCTTCCAGCCCAGGAAGGGTATCCTTACCCGTTACGGTAAGGTCCAGATTGAGCCTTACAACAGGTTCTACCGCATCATCCGTATCATTGGCCCAACTGCCAACTACCTGTTCAGCCCCTTCAGTAGAAACACCACCGCCCTGGGTGGTTCAGTGAGCTGATCTGACTAGGTAATCAAACTTTTGAGGGCCAGAGGTTTTTTGTTCCTCTGGCCCTCTTTCTTTCCTATATAAGTTAGAAATATTATGCATAAATACAGAAGCAAGTGTCGTTGGAACATGCTTCTTCACATTGATGGGGAAGTGGTTGAAATTAGACCATCAGAGCTTTTTGAATCAAAAGGCCCTGTAGACTCTAGATATTTGGAATTAGTCTCTGAGCCCAAGAAAATTGGGCGACCTTCAAAAAATAAAACGGAGAGTTTAGATGGCAGCAGCACCCAAAGTAGATCCTAGACTGTTAGGTTATGGTGATACCTTTGGAACCTACGCAGGTAGGAACCTTGGGGATACAGACATTTATTCAACTGCTATTGACACGACTAAACTCAACATTAGTACATTTGAAGATGGGATTGAACTTAACCAGTTCGAACAGACGATCAAGGATTACATCTTAGGTAGACTGGGATATCCTGTAATCAGAGTAGAGCTTACTGATTTTCAAGTCAAGACAGCTATTGATGAATCAATCACACATCTAGACTATCATGCACCTTTTTGGTGTACTCAGATGGCTGCGTTTGAGACCTCCGCTGGAGTAAACGCTTATATGCTGCCAATGCATATCGCTCACGGTCTTACTTACTGTGCTTACAAGAAGTCCCTGCTTAGTATTCAGAACATGGCGGGGACTTTGGAGTATGATTTCTTTATTAAATACTTCCAAGACAACTTCCTGTTCAGCAACTTTGCCGTATCTGATTTCTACCTGCTACAAACACACTTAGAGATGATCCGTAAAATCCTTAGCCAAGAAGGCTCTTGGGATATCATCAACGGAAACATCCTCCAGTTATATCCAACTCCATCTAGAAATGGAGAAACAGTTATCTTGGTTTACCGTGGTCTCGATACAGCGACCATGCATCCTTACTACAAGAACTGGATTCAACGCTACGCTCTTGCGGTCGCCAAAGGCATCCTTGGTGAGATAAGAGGTAAGTACGCATCACTACCTTCTCCTGGTGGTGGTGCATCGTTAAATGGCGCTGCTCTTACTCAACAAAGTGAGCAAGAAAAAGAAAAGCTCAAAGAAGAGCTTCTATCTGAAATTGAAGAGCCACCTGCCTTCACGATGTTCTGATGCCACTTACACCAAAAGG